CAATTTTTGCTTGAGTACTTGCTGCTGTTACACTTCCTGAGACAGTTGTAGTAGATCCTACTACTTCTGCGCCTCCTTGCGCTATATCTGGTCTACCTATTTGATAGCCCGCATAAATCATGAGTGCTGCAGTTATAAGTTTTGCCACTTTACTTTTTGAACCTACAGGTATTGGAGTAATTGTAATATCATTTTTTCCTAAAGAAAGCATGAGCTCTGACTCATCAATATAATCTTCGCCTCTTTGAACAGCAAAGTCAATATCATTCTCTATACAATGTTGCATATAGGCATCAAAACCTTCTCTTTGACAACTGACTAGTTTAAATATATCTCGTACTTTAGATACATTCATAGTCCACTTTTCTCCAAAGCGTTCTCCAAGTTCTCCTTTTAAATATACTGTTTGCACTTTTCGTTCCTTAAAATTTTTGTTTTATGCTTTCCCCAAAAGGGATATAATAATTCTCTACTAGATATTCTTCCCACCATATGATGAAGAATTTTATCCTCTCCTACATATACACCACAATGATTTGGTACATTCGCCATAATATTAAAATACATTAAATCATGTTTTTGCAAACTTCCATCTGTCACTTCACTCCAACCTTCATACTGCTCCCATAAATCTCCAAAGTAATCAAGTCCCTTATCCCACCAGTCCTCTTCAAACGCAAGTCTTGGCATTTCAATGTCAAATTTTTCATAGTATGATTGTACCAGTGAAAAACAATCATTGACACCAAATTCATAATTTCTTCCAATCAAAGGACGGTCTACTCGTTCTGGCTTTAAATGTTCTATTTGTATTTCAGGTATGCTAATTATATAGTAATCAAGATTTAAACCGTTACACTGTTTAATATCTAGCTCACTTGGTTTTGCACTTGCATCAGGATGGCTATGTACGACTGCTACTATGTCAGCTTTATGACTTGCTCGAATGTAGTCTTGCGAGTCGATTATAAAATCATCTAAATTCTCTGCTACATTTTTACAAGGAAACCATACTGATTTACCTTTTCTTATACCTATTACGCCGCATCCCTCTCGAGGATATTCAGCGTTAAAATGTTCTACTATTTCTTCAAAATGTGGTTCTATTATCATGAACGTGTTTTAGTTCCTGGGAACCCTCCAAATGGTAGTTCTATGTCATTCTCTGTTATAGTCTTGCGTACACTACCATCTATTGTAGCAAAACTTGCTTTAAATCTTTTTGCACACCCTGAGAGTGTCTTTGAGCATTGATCTCCAAGTTGCCAATACTCATTAAAGTCTGGAGTTGCTTTATGGTTGCTTGCAACTTGAGTTGTAGTTTTTACTTGCCAAAGTCTTGCATGATCATCAGACGAGCCTCTATCATGTGTAACATATTCATTGTACGTTGGATCAGTATATGCTTTGAAAGTAGTTCCTGCAGAGTAACTTGAATATACTCGTATACGTTTAAAGTTAGCATTATTATCTGAAGGAGTACCGGGGCTACTTGTAGTTACTCTTGCTTGCCAATAGTCAAAATCACTTTGTCCTGTTGTAAAAGACCCATCTGTATTTATTTGTGTAAGTCCTGTTTTTGCAACTTTATAGTAAAATCCAAGTGTAATACTTGATACATCTGTGTTAAATGTTGAACTTGAAGTTACTACATCCTCATCTCGTTTGTTGCAGTATATTGTTCGTATTGTTCCATCTGTATCTGCAATTCTGCCATAAGTATTCCAAGTACAACCTCCATGTTGATTCGCTATTGATATCTCTGAGCTTGCTCCTTGATACTTCCATGCACAACCATTTGCTACAACTTTTCGTCTTGGAAGTGTTACTCCTGCTAAATCATACGGAGAAGCTAGTTCAAATTCTACCATGACTGGTGTTTTTTCTGCAATTCTATCAATAATATATGTTTGCTGAGGAAACTCAATCGGAGGATTAGCGTCTCCAGATTGTCCTACACAATATTTATACAAAGTAGTTCTTCTAAATAATTTTTTTCCTAATAAGTCTTCATTCGATATACCTATTGCATCACCGAATGTAGAAAGTACATTTGCAACTCTAAGTGTAGGTCTATTATTTGCTCCTGCAGACTGTGTATCTATTCCGTCTACTGTTATTGGCAAAGCAGTATATGATCTAATCGTAGAAGGGCTGAGTCTATCTCTAAATTGTATTGTAGATAAGTCAGCTTCTAATCCTGCATGAAAAAACGCATTTGTGCCAGGTAAATCAATCTCAAAGAGTTCTATAAATGCTGACCCTGGATCTTGTTTTTGTACATCTTTGATTACATCTGTCATGATTCATAAACTCTTGTAAATGTTGCAGTACACCCATAAAAGTCACCATAAGTGTACACTTGACTCCAACTTTCACAAATAACTTGTATAGTAGTTTCTCCACTATTATTTGAGTCTGGAATTGTAAAATCAAATTTAGTTACTCCACCTTTACTTACAAAAAATGCAGTAATATCATCTATCTCTTCTTTTGTTCGATTATTAAATGATAAACTAAAAGATTGCTCTAAAGAATTTATTCCATCTAAAATTCTTTGTTGATACCCGTCACCAAACTGTGCCACAAAGCGTCTTGGTGTTGATTGATAGCTAAATCCTTTATCAGGGCGTCTAACTGTGCTTGTTAAATCTGTAAATCCTATTGCCATTATGAGGGTCCTCCGATCGGACTAAGTAATCCGCCTGGTCTTTGTTGTTTTAACATTTCTTCTTGAACTGCTGCAGAAACTGCTTTTCCAAGATCTTGAGCTCGTTGTCCACCGTTTGATACCATATCTGAAGTTGCTTGTCCATCTCCAGAGATATTTACATTTACAACAGTACTTCCACCTACTCCTGCACCTGTCATAGTTACAGGAATTGTTCTTCCATCTGGTAAAGGAACTACTGCTTCATTATGTTTTCCCTCTCCTACTAAATAAGTAGGAGCAGTTACTATCCCACCAGTTCTATAGCCTCTACTCGGTTTGATTCCTCCCATTGCCATTGGAATAACTCCACCGTCTGCAAAACCAAGCCCCAATGCTCGGATTGCTTTCATCGCTAGCATTTGTGCTATGATTTGTGCGATTGCTTGTAGCACTGCTTTTGCCATATCCAAGAATCCTTCTTTTAGGGATTTTGTTCCATCTAAAACTCCTACGATTGCATTTCCCATTCCTGTTTCAAGAGCATCTACTGCTGCTACTTTTAAGTTAGAAAGGTGATTCATTGTATCTTTAAGTGCATCATTTTTTGCTTTTATTCTCTCTATATTAAGATTCTCTTGATCAATAGCTATTTGTGCCGCCTGCGCTTGTTCTTTATTTCCCTCAGCTAAAATCTTTTCTTGTATTTTTATTTTTAATTTCGACATTTCTATGTCTTGTAAGTTTTTTTGAATATCGAGCTCTTTTCTTGCAAATTGTGCAGTTAATCTACTTCCTCGAATCTTTTCTTTTTGTATGTCTAATCTAGTTTTTTCAGTTTGAATTGCAACAGCTCCTGTTGATTGCTCTAAAAGAAAACTTCTGAGTGCGTCAGCTTTCGCTGCCTCGGCTGCAGCGTTCCTGATCATACCTCCTGTGAATGTACCATCTGCATTTGGAGTTCCCTGAAGCGCTAGCTTTCTTGCTTTTTCTGCGTCGGTAAGACCTGTTCCTACTCCCCTTTCTTTTCGTACTAAATTTTGTAGTTCTACTCCTAAAGCTTGTGCTGCTTGATCTGAACCTTCTGAAATTAGTCTAGTTTGCTGTATCATACCTCCAAATGGAAGTTTAGCACTTGATTGTAAAAAAGCGTTATTTAATTTAAAAAGTTCACCTTGAGCAGTTTTTACTTGGTCTGATGCAGCTTTAAAGTTAAGCATACTGCTAGCTGCATCATTTATTCGATCTGCTAGTGCCTGTGTTAAGTCTGCTGGTTCTTGTATACTATTAGCAATATTTTGGAATTCTATATTTATCATACCTAATTTATCTAACGACTCTTTCAAGCCTGGAAATAATTTAGATTGACCGTCTGCATCTGCAGATTGAAATTCTAAAAGTCGCTCTCTGAGGTTTGCACTATTAACCATATTGCCTTGAAAAGCTGCCATAGAAAACATATCTCCAAGAGTACCTTTAATTGTTCCTCCCATTACTTTTTGATTAAATCGTTTCTGCATTGCCTCTAGCTCTTGATTTAAAGACTTAGCTCCATCTACAGCACCTTCAAAAGGATCTTCTTTATCTTCAAAACCTAAAAAGCTTTTTACAGTGTCTATAAGTAAAACGAGTATACTTACAAACATAAGTAAGCCAAAAGCTTTATTTATAATTTTACCAGCTTTTGAGGCTGCTCGTGCCATAAATGCCATTGTACCACTCCATATTGTTTTAATTTTTGCAGAAGCAATTCCAACACTTGATGTGATTGTTGTCATTTGTCTTTTGAAAAATAATGTAAATTTACTTGTAGAACCTTGCATAGCTTCATATTGAGCTTTTAATATTCTAACTTGTTTGGCACTTGCATTTTTAAGTATCCCTGTTCTTTTTCCATTTTGCAAAGCTACCTCTCCTGTTGTTTGTTTTTCAAAATGAGCTATTGCATTTGCTTTTCCTCGTCCTGTAGTAGATAGTCCCATATCTCTTGCAGTCGATTGAAATTGTTGTTTTGCAAAACCTGCTTTATCACGAGTTTGTTGAAATGTTGCCTGATAGGCTTGTAAGTCTGCTCTCTGAGAAGCAAGTGCATTTCTATGCTTTTCCGCAGTTAGTAAAGCTCTTTCTCCCATCTCATCAAAAGCAGGAAGAATCATCTTTATAATTGGTATGGCAAACACCCCAAGAGCTCCTATAAATGCAGTAAGATTTTTGCTAAAAAATCTAGCAAGACCTTCTGCGACTGGACCAATAAATTCATACAACGCATTTAGAACATCATCAAATGCTTTTGCAAATTGATTTAAAGCGTTTACTTGAAGTTCTGCATTGTCCCCGATTGCTCCAAATTTATCTTCTGCTTGTTTCAGTACTTCATTTGTTACCGCTTGGGACTTTTCGTATATTGTAAGGGTATTTGCTGTTTTTCCAATTTGTGCGGCATAGTTTTTTGTTGCTTCTTCAAGTCGAAGTACAATACCTAATTCATCTAAGAGTTCAGGTTCCGCTTTTGTTGTACCACGAATTAACCTATTAAATGAGTCTGTCAAATCTCTACCAAGAGCAATTGATACATTTCTAGCTGCTCCTGCTAGGTCCTCTAACTGTCCGGGACTTACACCTGCGGCACTACCAATAGCTGCCGCCTGAGAAGCATCTCTAAATGCAAGCTGTCCATCTGTTGCATCTTGTAAAGATCGTGCAATACTATTATACGCAACTCCTGTTTCTGCAGCAAAGGCTCTTTGTCCTTCGATTAGTACTCTAAAGTCTGCCGCTTGTTGTAAGAATCTAAATAATGCTGTTACAGCAAACACTTGTGCCGCTAAAGTAGCGTAAGCAGGTACAAGCCCTCCTGACATACCTTGTGCCATTTTTGAGAAGTTTTTTGAAGCATTGGAAGACTGTTGAGATACGCCTTTCATACCTCTATCAACACTTGCTGCTGATTTGCCGAGCTTATCTACATCTTTTGCTGCTTTCTTCGCTTTATTACCGACTTGCTTAATATTTCCTGCATCGTCAATTCTCAGCGTTATTACTACGTCATTTGTTGCCATTATCTTTTTCTTGGTACTTTTGGAAGATTTGTCATACTTCCACTTGTGCGTCTTTCTTCTTTTTTACGCTCTTTTTCTAGTTTATCATTAACAGACTTTTGATTAAATACATCTATTTGCTTTAGAAAAATAGTTATAATACTAGGATTTTCAATTTTATGTACTTTTAGCAAAGTTCCTAGAGCACTCCAGTCCTTTCCTAAGTACGTTCCACTCGCTCCATCCCATCTGTCAGGTAAAAGCGTGTGTATAAAAAAGGCGATTTGTACTTCTGCTGGAAAGTGGTGTGGCTCTAAAGGTGCTTTACTAGGATCAGGCTCTCTGCCTAATCTTTCCATTACAAGTAAATATTCTTCATAGCTCCTAAACTGTGAATCTACATTGTAATATTGTTCAAGTAGCTCGCCTATATGTGCTACTTGCTCTTGGTAAAATTTTCTAAATCACCTACTGATTCTGTTACAAAAGTATCAAAGTCACTTGAGTTTTTCATGAGCAGCTCTGCATTCTCTTGTGTAAATGGTAATTCAGCTTCTAAATCTAAACCGTCAGTATCAATTAAAATTAATTGTCTAAGATAGTCGTATTTTAATCCTGTCCAATTTTTTATTACTTCAGATACATATTCAACTAAGAAAGTATCCTCATCAAGTGTTTCTTCAAAGGCACGAGTTTTTTTATTAAATTTTTGTTTCAGACATTTACCTCTGAGTTTTAATAATTCTTCTCTTGCTAAGTAACAAAGATCTATAGTAAATCCATCCATATCAGGAAAATCAATTGACACTGTTTTACTAGGTGTCATTAGACTTGCTAGTGACACTGGTGCTGTTTTTGTTTGTTCGTTCATGCTGGTTCCTATTTTAAAGGGTTAATAAAAGTATCAGGGCGGCGGGTAACCGCCCAGATACACTAGTTTACGCGTTAACGTCTTTACCTACAAATTGAAATACTGAGATTTCATCTGTTGAGTCAAAGTCGCTTGGTAACGCATGGAAATTAGTTTCCAATGAAATTACCTCATCAATTGAGTGAGTAGGTATCTCTAAGTGTGCAGTAGGCATTGTAATAATACAATGTGGAGTACCGCTTCCACCAATATCAAAACTCAAACTAAATGAATTTTGAATATCAGAAGTTGCCTCTACGATATCTTCGTAGAACTCTGCACTTGAAGTGCTACTAGCATTATCAAGGTAACAAGTAAAGTTACCGTTAATAGTTTTAGTGCCTGTAACATGCCCTAAAGGTTGATTTACTACTCCTAGAGTTTCTGGTGTTAGGTAAGTTAGATTGTTGCTCCATGAGATGTTTCCACCTGTAAGAGTGCTTGTATAAGTTACTGAACTTCCAGAAGGATCTCCGGTAATTGTTAAATCAGATATTCTATTACGAATAAATCCTGAAGTATTTGTTACACCTTCATTAATAAACGCATCTGATGATGATAAATTAAGTGTTGCTTCTTCTGTAATTAACTTTCCATTTCCAGTCCAGTTTACAGTAGCAATCCCATCTAAATCGAAATCAAATGACGCTTCTCCAACCGAACAGTCAGTGATTTTATAAATCATCTGATTTGCGGCGGCAGCTCCTGTTGTAAAGTTATAATCAGAGGCTGCTTGAGATGCTCCCATTATAAAGAATAAGTCAAAAACACCAACAGTTGCTTTATTTGCTCCTGTTTGAACTATGTCTAGATTAGTTGTATCAGACGTTATGCCTGCGTTTACAGTTTGTCCAAAAAACATAGCCCATAGTGCCTCTGTTACTTCACAATGCGCTCCATCAGTAGCACTTCCTTTTCCTGAAGTACCTTTAGTACCTCCTGCGGAAGTGTAAGGCATCATGTAAGTAGAGAAACTCCACTCAACTGGTGCATAAGAGTCGTTAAACATTGCACGACCTCTTCTACTTGCTCCTGATGTACTTTGTGCTTCATTCAAAGTAATTTCACTAGTATTTGTTGCTTGAGAAAACGAAAACCCATCTAATACAGGAATATCATAGAACATACTTTTTGTAGCTGCAGATGACTGCGGCATATGTGCTATGACTTTCGTATCTCGAGAAAAATACAATTTACTTGCCATTATAGTCTCCTATGTGGCTTGAAAAGCGAATACGTTTGCTTTTGCTAAAGTACTCGGTTTTCTAATAACGCACCTCTATTATCATTTCGCCAATGCCGAGAGGTGCAAGCACTCCTTCGTCAGTATCTATTGATACAACTGTGATTTGCGCGACACTAGCTGTTCCATATGAGTCTGTATAAGATATTTGATTATTATTATCTAGTACAAACTCTACGTCTTCGAGGAGTAAACAAAGAGCTTCCGTTGGATCCTCTTGATTTACATAACATCGAATTGTAATTGTTAAAAATCTCCACCTTTGTCCACCCCCAAAGTACTCTCTTGTTTCAGTACCTGCGGACATATGTATAGCAGGGTAAGTTTGTATTTCATCCCAAAACTTCATTTGAGGAAATACTTGATTTGAGATATTAGTGCGAAAATCGCCTGTGCCATTTATCTCTTTTAGTTTTACAACTAAAGCATCTAATATCTGTGATCTTCTTGTTGATATACTTCTTGCCATTATACTCTCTTGGTTCTAACTAACCCATACTTTGTGCCCATAATTTCTTGAGCTATTTCTCTTACTGTTCTTCCTATTATTCTTTTTGGATCTCTCCCAAAAGAAGCTAAAGCATTTCCATTTTCTGGTTCAAATACTGCATAGGGGTCTTTTTGATAGGTATATCTTATTTCAACTGAGTTTGGTAAAGGTGCAACACTTAGTACTTCTGCACTATTTGCAAATCTACCTGTTCTATTTTCTAATACTCGTGGATATGGTCCCATGTTTGCTATCACTTCATTTGCTAGTGATTTATTTATTAATGCTGCTAGTCCTACAGGGCTTGAAGTTGCTGCAGGATTTCTTCTGCCTTTTCCTGTTTTTGTCCCTCTTATAGCTACACC